ACAGACAGAAAAAAATGCAATGACTATTTCAAGACCCCTGCTTGATTTCCCAACTGGCGGTGGCGGCGGGTTAGCTTCTAGTAATACGCAACAAGCAATGAGTCTTGGAGAAAGATACCGCGCTTTGGTTGATGCACAAGAAGCTGGCGCGTCAAACTTAGCCAACACAGCAAATTCATTGGTAGGGAAGAATGGCATTTTGTTTGACTCTAGGCCAGTAGGAAATTACTTAAGTGGCACTCAACCAACAGAGCAGCAACTGAGTGCAATACAAAATTTGGTTAATGAGTCTGGATTTGGAAGCAGATTTGGAGTTACCGCGTCTAACCGCGGAGTCAATGTTTTCCCGTTTCAATGGGATGCGTTAGATGAACAAGCAGTGCGCGCATTAAACAAACTTACACCAGAGATTCAAAAAATATTTCCATCATCACCAATGAAGGCAATTGATACATTGGATTACCAGCCAGGCATAACTGCCAACAGGTTTACTGGTGAAGCAACAGAAGGTTTTCTAAATCAAGCTGCACAAGGAAATCCAAATATTGCAATGAATTTAAGTGAGTCAGAAGCACTTAGAAACAAGATCAGAGCGAATATGCAACGGGATGCTGCTTACAGTGATTTCCCTCAAGATGTTCAGAACACACGACAATTTTTAAGTGAAGCTGATTGGGCCAAAGCAGTTCAAATGATTAGACAAGGCGTTAAGCCAGCAGCGGCTCTTGCAGCAATGGGGTATTCGCTTAACTCAATGGCCGGCCAAAATCAAGTGCCAGCAAACCCCATGTACACTGACCCTTTTGGCAATACAATTGCCGACACCACAAGGTAATATTATGGATCAAGTTGAATTTCAAGAACCAGACGAGCAGGACAGAGAACTGACTGCTTTTGTGGTGGACCACTGTGATCGCTGGAGAGACTACCGCAACACAAATTACTTGTCGCTGTGGCTGGAGTACGAGCGCATTTTCCGTGGTGAGTGGTCAAGCGAGGACAAGACACGGGAGTCTGAGAGATCAAGGATCGTCACGCCTGCAACGCAGCAAGCGGTGGAGACTCGGCACGCCGAGGTGATGGAGGCGATCTTTGGCCAAGGCGAGTTCTTTGACATTCAAGACGACATCAACGATGTAAACGGAAGTCCTTTGGATGTGGCCAAACTTAAAGCGCAGTTGATGGAGGATTTTAAGCAGGACAAGATCAGAAAAGCCATTGACCAGATCGAATTGATGGCCGAAATCTACGGCACGGGAATTGGCGAGATTGTGGTCAAGACCGAGACAGTTTACACACCCTCGACCCAGCCGATACCTGGTCAAGTTGGGCAAGCGGCCATTGGCGTGACGGAAAAGCCCCGCATTTCGGTCAAGATCATGCCGGTCAACCCCAAGAACTTCTTGTTTGACCCCAATGGAACATCGGTAGATGACTGCATGGGCGTGGCGATTGAGAAGTATGTCTCGATTCACAAGATTGCACAGGGGATTCAGCGTGGAATTTATAGAAATGTGGACATCACGCCGACCTACGAGGACACAGACCTTGAGCCAACGCAAGAGATCAGTCAGTATCAAGACGAGAAGGTGTTGCTGCTGACTTACTACGGCCTAGTCCCACGGGAGTACCTGACAAAGCTCAAAGAGAACGAAGACATCGAGGATTTGTTCCCTGACAGTTCATCATCTGATGACTACAAGGACATGGTTGAGGCGATTGTGGTGATTGCCAATGACAATCAACTCTTAAAAGCTGAAGAGTCGCCGTACATGATGAAAGACCGGCCTGTGCTGGCGTATCAGGACGACACAGTTCCCAACCGGCTGCTGGGCCGTGGAACAATAGAAAAAGCGTTCAATATGCAAAAAGCCATTGACGCACAGACCCGCAGCCACTTGGATTCGCTGGCGCTGACGACATCGCCAATGATTGCGATGGATGCAACGAGATTGCCACGGGGTGCAAAGTTTGAAGTCAAGCCTGGTAAGGCGATATTGACCAATGGATCGCCATCTGAGATTTTGATGCCGTTCAAGTTTGGTAATACAGACGGCACGAACTTGCAGACTGCCAAAGAATTCGAGCGTATGCTGCTCCAGGCCACGGGGACTTTGGACTCGCAGGGCATGGTAGGCAACGGCGCTAGAGACATGAGCCAAGGTGGGATGTCGATGGCGGTTGCCTCGATCATCAAGAAGTACAAACGCACGCTAGTGAACTTCCAAGAGGATTTCTTAATCCCGTTCATTGAAAAAGCTGCGTTTCGGTATATGCAGTTTGACCCAGAGCGCTATCCAAGTGTGGATATGAAGTTCATTCCCACGGCAACGCTTGGGATTATTGCTAGAGAGTACGAGCAGCAGCAGTTTATTGCTTTGCTTCAGACTCTTGGCCCAAACACGCCTGTGCTGCCGCTGATATTAAAGGGAATTTTGACCAATTCCAGCTTGAGCAACAGGTTTGAACTCATTGCCCAGTTGGACAAGATGAGCCAGCCTGACCCGAATGCACAGCAAAAGCAGCAAATTGCCGAGCAATTGCAGATGCAGGCGGCGCAAGCCACGATTGCGCTAAACACGACTCAGGCCGAGCAAAACAGGGCCGAAGCGCAGAAAATAGCGATGGAAACGCAGCTATTGCCCCAAGAAACACAGGCAAAAATGATGTCGGCAACGACAAAAAATCTGCCGAATGAGCAAGATGCAAATGCCAAAGAGTTCGACAAGAGGGTTAAAATTGCCGAACTGATGCTCAAAGAAGCTGACATCAAGAACAAATCTAAGATTGTCGAGTTGCAGATGGCAAACAAGCACGGCAACATGGAAAACGCATTTTTGGATAGGTTATCCAAGGAATTGACATAATGGACATTCTGGACTTGGAGCGAAAGCTGGGGATTGAGGGCATATCTGCTGATGAGCAGATGGCCCTTGTCGATGCTTTGCAGAAGTCTGCTGCCCAGAAACTTGCCAAGGCCAAGGTAGAAACCATTGGAAAAAGCGCAGATTTGGTTATTCAAGGGCTAAAGAAGATCAAGTCCGACATTGAGTCTCGGTTTGACGACCTTAATGTGCAAGTTCAGCAAAAAGCCAATTCTGTCAGGGATGGGCGTGACGGCAAGGATGGTAAGGACGGCAAACCTGGCTCAAAAGGGGACCGTGGGTTTGACGGCACATCAGGCGCAGCAGGCATCAATGGTCGGGATGGCAAAGACGGCTTGAACGGCATCAGTGTCTCAAATGCTCGGATTGATTTTGATGGTGGTTTGGTCATCACTTTGAGCAATGGAAACGAGATTGATTGCGGGGAGGTGGTTCCTCCAGATGTAGCCGAGAAAATCAAGGTCATCACCAATGGCGGCGGCACAAGCCAATATGTGCTGGACACTTTGGCGAGTCTTCAGACTCAAATCAGCGCCATCACTGGGGGTCTGCAATACCAGGGGACTTGGAACGCATCGACCAATTCACCGGCTCTTGCGTCCAGTGTTGGAACAGTTAACTTTTATTATGTCGTCAGTGTCGCAGGCTCAACAAATCTAAACGGCATTACCGATTGGGTGGCGGGGGACTGGGCCATCTATAACGGGACTGTTTGGCAAAAGATCGACCAGACCAACTTGGTTGTGAGTGTTGCCGGTAGAACTGGTGCTATTGTTTTGACAACCGTGGATGTTGGTGGACTTGGGACTATGGCGACACAAGCCGCATCGAGCGTAGCGATTACGGGTGGGTCAATTACGGGCATCACAGATTTGGCTTTAGCTGACGGCGGCACGGCAGCATCAACGGCAGCAGACGCTAGAACAAACCTCGGCTTGGTAATTGGGACGGATGTTTTGGCCCCCACGGGGTCAGCAGCCAGTTTGACATCGTTTCCGACATTCAATCAAAACACAACTGGAAATGCAGCTACAGTCACGACAAATGCTAACCTAACGGGGGTTATAACTTCAGTTGGCAATGCAACCTCTATAGCCTCGCAAACCGGCACAGGAGTCAAATTTGTCGTGGACACTAGCCCCAGCTTGGTCACTCCAAACTTGGGGACACCGGCATCAGGGACTTTGACCAACTGCACATTCCCAACTTTAAACCAGAACACCACTGGCACGGCGGCATCAGTACCTAAGTTTTTAAGTGCAAATTTTACGATTGAAGAGTCTGCTGGTAAGTTGATATTTAAGTATGGTGCGACTACAATTGCATCAATGAGCAGCACCGGCCTTATCACATCTGCGGCCAACATCGCTGCAAACGGCACACCTTAAGGATTCATTATGGCAACGACAGTCACTCTCAAGCCCAATGCGATTGATTTATCTGGATCGACAAGCGGCACAACTACACTGCAAGCCTCTGCGGTAGCTGGCACAACTACTGTTACGCTTCCCGCTGCCACTGACACTTTGGTGGGCAAGGCAACAACAGATACGCTCACGAATAAGACTTTAACTTCACCAACGATGACTGCGCCGGTATTAGGTACACCCGCAAGCGGCACGGTGACTAACCTGACCGGCACAGCGAGTATCAACATTAACGGCACTGTCGGAGCCACAACCCCGGCAGCGGGGAGTTTTACTACGCTGGGGGCGAGTAGCACGATAACTTCAAGCGGCACAACTTCATCTGCAACTGTCGCTAGTTCAAATTCTGAGCAAGGGGCAAATTATCCTACCCTGTCCATGAAAGTCGCTAACAGTCTTGGCGGTTATGTGACTTGGTATAACGCTGCTGGTGTGTCTAAATGGTCTATTTATTCCTATATGGGGGCGGCAGGGCAACAGGGTGTTTTAGGAATACGTGATACCGCAGCGGGGCAAGATATTGGCAGTTTCAGCAGCACCGGCCTAGCAGTCACCGGGACGCTGAGTGCGACAGGACAAACTGTTTTAGCGTCAAGTTCTGGAGACGTTGGTGTGGGTGTTACCCCTATTTCTGGTGTACTGAGTGGCTATAAGACGTTAAATGTTGGCGGCGCTGGTGGTGGTATTTTTAGCAATGGAAACGACACATACATTCTGTCCAACACCTACTACAACTCAGGGTTTAAGTACGCAGCATCCTCCGCTCCGGCGACAATTATTAACGTATCAAATGCCTCTGTTGCTATGCAAAGCGGGGTATCCTCTACTGCTGGCGCTGCTATAACTTTTGTGCCTTTTTTCTTATTAGAAATAGGCAAATCCCTAGCCCTGCAAGGTGCAGTCTCGCAAACAGGCACCGGCATCACCTTCCCCGCAACCCAGAACGCATCAAGCGATGCGAATACGCTGGATGACTATGAGGAATCAACTTGGACTCCCACTTTAGCGTTTGGTGGCGCTAGTGTTGGAATTACATATGCGGCTAGTTACAACACCGCAAGCGTTACAAAAATTGGCTCAAGAGTTTTTGTTTCTGGTGTTACTGTTTTGACAAGCAAAGGCTCATCTACTGGAGATGCTTCTTTAACAAGTTTGCCGTTTCCTGCTGATGGAATTAAAGCGTTTTCAGCGGTCACTTGTTCAATAGTAGGTGTTACTTTTACAGGCCAATACACAATGGAATTAAATGCTAATGATGATGTCATATATTTTTACCAAGTGTCAAACTTGGGTGTGCAAACTGCGCTAACAAACACCAATTTTGCTAATGGTTCGCAACTTTTATTTAGTTTTTCTTACTTTACTGCTTCATAGGAACAATCATGTCAATTACCAAAACCACAACTACTGACCAAATCACAGTAACTGAAAATGGTTCTGTTTTTTATCGTGAGGCAACTCGCATCATGGAAGATGGCAATCAAATAAGCCAAACCTACCATCGCTCCAGTATCTCCCCCGGCGCAGACCTGACCAACGTACCACCACAGGTTGCACTGATTGCACAAGCCACATGGACACCCGAGAACATCGCACCTGTGACCCAAGCAGTGACCGATGCAATCGCAGTCCAGCAAGCCGCAATCACCGAAGCCGCAGCAAAGAAAGCCGAAGCCGAAGCCGCAGCAGCCAAGGAAATCGAGGATGCCAAGGTGCGTGAGACAGCAGCCAATGAAGCCAAGGCAGCAGCAGAAGCAGCAGAGCAAGCAAGCAAAGCCGCAGAAGCCAGCGCCAAGGCCGCAGCAGACGCAGCAGAGAAAGAAAATGCCCGTCTAGCCCAAGCCCTTGCAGTAGCCGAGGCAGCAGCAAAAGCAGCCGCAGACAAGCAAGCGTTTGATGACGCAGTTGCAGCAGCAGTAAGAGAAGCAGCATGACCTTAGAACTCGACATCAACGAAATCAACTTCATCCTGCAAACGCTGGGGCAGTTGCCATCCTCCAGTGGCGTGTGGCCTCTTATCGTCAAAGTCAAAGAGCAGGCCGAAAATGAATCCAGAACTCCAGAAGTATTATGAGGAGAGGTTTTCCACCATGTCAGGCCAAGGCTGGCGTGACTTGATGGAAGATGTTGATAAGATGATCGAGCCGCTGAACAATATATCTACAATTGCAGATGAAAAAAGTCTACAATTTCGCAAAGGTGAATTATCTATTCTAATTTGGCTGAAGAATCTCAAGCAGATCAGCGAAAGAGCATTTGAGGAATTGAATGAGAAGAATGTATGATTTTGTCTGTGCAAACAGACACAAGACGGAAAGACTGGTTGATTATGAGACAACCAGTTTACTGTGTGAATGCGGCGAGGAAACTACCCGCATTCTAAGCGCACCGGCAATTAAGCTAGAGGGGTGGTCTGGGGATTTTCCATCAGCGCATGGAAAATTCGAAAAAAGCCACCGTGATAAGCTGAAATCGGAGCAAGGGCAAGTATCCTAGAACCGTTTACCGGCAGGAAAAGGAAACAGAGTATGTTG